CCAACACCTCCTGCGACTCCAGTCCCTGTTCCAGCAAAAAACCCTCCTAAATCAGAAAAATTTCAACAACTTCGTTATCCTAGAGAATCGATAGAAAATGGGCAAGATTATATCAAATTTGATATCTTAAACTATAAAAGACTAGGACTTACAGCTGGTGCAGAAGGTGTAAGAAGTGATAAAAGTAATATTTTGGGAACTATAATCCTTCCAATCCCTGCACAAATATCTGATAGCAATACTGCAAATTATGGTCCTTCTAGCATGAACTTTCTGCAACAGCAAGGGCTTGCAGCGGCATCAAATTTGATTGGTGGAGATCCTGCTGGTGCTGCATCTGCAGTACAAGGTATGGTTGGAAATTTAGCGGGAAATCCGGAGTTAGTAAAAAATTTCTTTGCTATACAGGCAGTAAATACGTTTGGTGGAAGTTTATCTCTTGAGCAAGTAATGGCAAGAAGTTCTGGAACCATAATCAACCCCAACCAAGAACTTCTATTCTCTGGACCTGGATTAAGACAATTCAAGTTTTCCTTCAAGTTTACGCCAAGATTTGAAAAAGAAAGCTTGGAAGTAAAGAAAATTATTAAGGCGTTTAAGAGAAACATGGCACCAAAAGGTGGTGGGCAGAATACACTAGGAACACCAAATATTTTCCAAATCAATTATATGCAAGGAAGTGGAGAACATCAGTTTTTACACAAGTTTAAATTATGTGCTCTTACAAACATGAGTGTCAACTACACTGGTGATGGTGTTCATGCTACATACCACGATGGAACACCAATCTCAATGCAGATGGACTTATCCTTCAACGAATTATCACCAATTTACAGTGAGGATTACAACGAAATTGAGACTTTTGAAAAAGGACACTTAGGAGTAGGATACTAAAATGGGATACTTCAGAGAACTACCAAACATAGAATATCAGTCGTTCCTTGAGGACAGTCTTTCTACTCAAGACTATCTTGTCGTCAAGAACCTGTTCAGAAGAAACAAACTGCGTGATGACTTGCAAAATGTCTTCACCCTTTTCAACAAATATGAGATTGTAGAGGGAGCGAGACCCGATACTGTCGCAGAAGAGTATTATGGCAGTGCTCAACTAGACTGGGTTGTTCTGATGACTGCTGGCATTCTAAATGTCAGAGATGAGTGGCCTTTATCGAACTACCAACTTTACAGGTATGCCGAAGAAAAATATGGCATTGAAAATCTAACCGCAACTCATCACTACGAAACAAAAGAAATCAAAGATTCAAATGGAAGACTCATTCTTCCAGCAGGAAAACAAGTCGATGAAGACTTTACACTCAAATATTATGATAGTGAAAATATAACCAAGAGTGGTGATGATGTCAGAAGATCTGTAAGTAACTATGAATACGAAACAACGAAGAATACAGAAAAATCATCCATTTTCCTGTTGAAGAGAACATATCTGCAACAGTTCCTGAATGATATGAGAGAGATTATGACTTATCAACAGTCTTCTCAATATCTCAGCGAAACTCTGATTCGCACTGAGAATACTAGAGTCACATCACCATAAAAGATCTAGAGACTTATCAAACACCATTACATATCGGTGCTTGCGAGATCTGTCTCTCCATTCACCTTCATGTCCTTTAGTACTACCTCGGGAATGCTTTGTTCCATCTGCAAAATAGAAATCTTTTTTTGCATCTGATAAACCGCAATACTTAAAGTTGCAAGCCCGATAAATTGTACCGTTATGATACTCGCTATCAGCGTATGAGATGATCGCTTTGACTTCTGTATCTTTTCTAAGTCTCTTAATCGCCTTTGAAACGAACCAAGAAGTGATATTATACTCTCCCTGCTGAGTATCGGGGTGGATGCAGAGTCGTGAGAGTTCGAAGAGTCCGTTTTGCTCATTTCTTTCTAGTCCAAATGCTCCTTGTGCAATTTCTGGTACAGGAAGTCCAGTAAAGATGCAGACTCCTTGAATACCTCCAATATTTAGAGGTGAAAAGTCATTTTTCTTGTATAAACCGTAGTTATAACCAGACTTAAATCCCTTCGATATATCCTTAAGATAATGAAACCGCAGAAGTAACTCTGCGGCTTCGGATTTGTTTACTCTATCAATATAATAATCGGTTTTCACTTGAATAGTAAGTTAAAATATGCTGCGACAACCAGAAGGGTGAGACAGATTTGATTGTATTTCATTTACCAAATTTCTTATCCATGCGGAGTTTGATGTAATACATTCCGATTACCCAAAGGGAGAAGAGGAACCCCTCCCCGTAGGACATGGAGTTCCAAGCGTGTACTGCTTCTCCCATCACTCTTCAGCAAGACGTGCGAAGTAGGACAGGGTATCATCCTCATCATCTTCGGTTGCAGGAACGGTTGCACGAGTAGGTTGCAACGAGTTCAGTTCACCACGGAGATCTTCGGTGAGTTCACGGGCAGAACCACGGGTGTTCTCTTCTTCCTCAAACTCTTCATCCTGCATACGGGGAGTGCCTTTGTTACCAAGCACATAGTCCAGACGCTTCTTCAGAGAATCATAATCTTTGAACTGATCTGCGGCGACGAGTTCTGCGAGGGAATATTCCTTCTTCCAGATTGCCTCCATGGCATCATCGTCGTCCAGGAGAGCATCAGGACGGGCAAACTCAGAAGAGTCGTAGTTACGATAACCAGCGACGTTCTTAGCCTTCAGTTTGAAGTTAGCACCTGCCCAGAAGTCAAACGGATCGATTGCTTCCTCGTCCTCAAACTCAGGTTGCATTGCAGCAGTCAGTTTGTCGAAGATCTTCTTACCGAACTTGAACAGGAACACACGTCCCTCGTTGGCAGGATTAGCAGGATCTTTGACAACATAGATGTTTGCCATGTAAGTCAGTTTACGCTTCTGCTTACGTGCTGCTTCCTTACCAGCATCAGTGCCGTTATTCCACAGCATCGTGTTGTACTCAGAGACAGGATCTTTCTGTCCCAGAGTAGTCAGGGAGTTCTCAATATACCAACCACCAGGACCTTGGAAGGCGTGACTGTAGAGTTTCACGAAAGGAAGGTCTTCACCATTAGGAGCGGGAAGGAAACGGATAACGGCATAACCGTTGCCGCTCTTATCACATTCCAGTTTCCAGAGACGCTCATCGCTGCTGGAACCGCCATTGTTATTCATCTTTTCGACTTCCTTGACAAGTTTCGCCGTCAGGGAGCCAAGCTTAGATTGCTTTTTAAGGTCTGCGAAAGACATTAGGATTACCTCGGATTAGTTTGGATTCGGGGGATTTACTCGGATAGTATAGCAAAGATGCCCTCAGTCGTCAAGATAGTTCTTGAGGGATTCAATTGTCTCGTTCATACTGTCGAATAAAACATTCATGTCAGTATCTGGTGGGAAACCCATCAGAGCAACCGACTTGCGAAGGTTCTCTTTCATCTCAACCGCTTGAGGATCGTCAGAAAGAGACAATCTAGTATACATGATTCTCTGCTTTTCTAACAGAGTCTGTAACTTATCAACATGTTCCCTTTTAGTTTCATTGGACATTCCACCAAATGTCATAATGCTACCATAAATTTGTTCTTGAAGATTGTTAATTTCTTCAAGCTCCTCCTGAATAATATCAGATTTGAAAAACTCACTCATTTATAATGTCCCTTAAAACTTTTTTATAGTGAAACATATCAATATTTAGGAATGGAGAATATTTTTTCAACTTCAGACTGACGGTTTCCCACACTGGATCAGTCAATTTTTTATCAAAGTTTTTTGAGAAATGGAATATTTTTTCTAAGATTGTGAAGGTTTCTAGAGATATACTCCCGCTTAGAAACTTTTTCAGAATTGGAGGGTGTCCTTTGGTACAGTTGAACAAACTCTCTAACTCGTTCTCCGATAACAATTCGCTGCTTTGCTCTTTGAACAAGTACGTCAAACTCTGTTGGCGTTTCATCCACTCGGAGTAGTTTCTTTCGCCAGAATTGATAATTTCGCCAATCCATAGGTTTTGTGGGTTATCGGTGGCAGTGAAATTGGATACAAGAAAATCTACGACTTCCTTATCACTATATTTACGCGAAGTTTTTTCAAACCAATACTTATCCTTCCTCTTATTAAAAGAGGTTACACTTGCAC